TAATGTTAAGTGGTAAAAAGACATACATGACGGCAGCCGGTGGTATTCTCGCGGCTGTAGGCGCATACTTCTCGGGAGACATGGAAATGGGTACGATGATAAACATTGTTGTTACATCGTTGCTTGCCGTGTTTCTACGGAAAGGTGTAAAGAGCGATACGAGTGGGGCTAATTAAAGCCATACTTGCATTGTTCAAAGCCTTTCCTACTTTGGAGAGGCTTTTTATGCATATATCAGATGCAGTTAAAGAAGCTAACGCAGCGAAAAGGTATGAGGATAAACTTACTCATATTGATAATGCTATGCGCATCCACGGGTTGCCAGACGACTCCAAAGTACGAGAACGTCAAGGAACTGACAGCACATCCTCAATTCCCGAAAGCGGCGTTTCACGCACCGGACTTCACAAGGCAAGCGATGAGAACGATAGCTCGACTTGAATATGAATTGGAGAGACAATAAGGACGTAAACTATGAGCGTGACCGCCATAACGAAAAGAACAAAGTCCGCAACAAGCGCGATTACAAAAAGAAGCAAGCAATCCGTAAGCGCAGTAACAAAAAGAACTAAACCTAGCGTGGCAGCAATCACAAAACGATGAGTACAGAATACATTATAGATAGATTTGGCAGAAAGGTTGGATTAAATCCCGGTGATGATAATCAGCGTTATGTTATTCTTGACTTTATTAACGAGGCACTACAATCAGTCTACGAATATGTAGATATTCCCGGCTCATTAGTTGAAGAAGAATTTTACGTTGCAGGAAACAAGCGCATCGCAATGAGTCGCGACGTTCAATCAATTCGTGCAATGCGGGAGAAAGAATCAAAGCTCCCATGGAAGTCACAAAATCTTGTTTCTGAATACAACTTTAACAATTGGAATAGTGACAGTCGTTGCTTTCGCATAGTTGGTTACAGCCCAATTAAGCAGGATTTATCTACGGCTATTACAAGTACAAGAGGTAGCTCAAATGTCGGATTGACAACTAAAAGTCATGGTACGATAAATTCAGACGAAAAAATTGATATTACTTATAAAATATCGTCACTTCAATCTACTTCAATAGAAGGTTTACACACAGTATCGTATGTTATACAAGCAGGAGGTGGCTTGCTTGAAACACGTAATTTAGCATTATCCAATTCGTATGTAATTTCTGGTATCGAAGCTATTCGCAGATACAGCACAAATAATGAAAAGTATGGTGGTGCAAATCTTCTCTCTGGAGTTGTCTGGCTAGTTGACACAGCCGAGCCGACTAAAGTTTACGCTGAAATGGACAGTCGTCAGACAGAATCTAAATATCTAATTGTAGATGTATCGGAATTTCCATGGGACGAGAACTCAGCGCAAGACGATGAACATACGTTGCAAGTTCTCTACAAGAAGCGTTTATCCTATTTAACAAAAGATGGTGATCCGTTTCCGTTAACCGGATACGAGAACATTGTAATGCATAAAGCGATGCAATTGTTTCTTGAGGAACAAGGCAAGATACAAGAAGCAATCGTTTTTGAGAACAAAGTAAACCGCGATCTAGGTAGAAAGATTGCAGACATGGAACGAGGCCAAGAACGCAAGATGCAGTTTGGCCGTCATCCCCATGACAATTTAACATTAGGCCGTCGTTGGCATTATCATCGTGGCTAGTTATGTACAAACATCGTTTTCTGGCGGCATGAATATGTCGGTGGATGATACTCGTCTTACAGAAGATGAGTACAAGTTTGCTCACAATGTTCGCAACCGATTCGGCGTTCTTGAAGGAGTTAAGCAAGCGGTTGATATATCTAGTGACATAGGTGCATTTACCAGTAATCCACCAATACAAGCAATCTACTCTGTAGGTGAGTATGTATTTTTATTTTTTGATGGTGGATGCAAATACAGAAAACCAAACAATTCAGATTCGACTTGGGCGGTACTTATGACCGGCGGCACTATGCACCGATCCAACGAGATATTTGTACAAGCTGTACCAGCATCCACACAAAACTTTTTACGCAAAGAAACAAGAGTAGCAGGGTCAGCATTAGAACTTGATACAGCACAAACTGTACAAAAAACTGTTGCGTCGATTATTGTACAAGATGGAGTTAGTACACCAAGAGTTATAGAAATTTCTGGTGGAACAGTTTCTGATCGCTCCGCAAAGACTTACGCGCAATGGTCTGATAGTACACACACATCCCGAGAATACATACCGATAGGAAGGCAGATGGCTTTCTTTAACAATAAGTTGTTTGTTGTTAGTACAGATGGGACTGAGATATACCATAGTGTGAGCGGTCGTCCAATGGATTTTGTGATACCGATAGATACGTCAGGTAACAAAATAAATGCAGACGAAACTATTGGAGGCGCACCAGCTACATCATACACAGTAGGCTACAACGAGATTACAGCATTAAGAGTCTTGAATAGTGATGCCTTATTTGTTTCAACTTTGGGTGGTTCTTATTCTGTTTCATTAGACTATTCGTTTATGGTTTTTGGTGAACCCTCGTTCACCAAGCAATTCCTGTTTACAGCAAACTCGGTAAATCAAAAATCATTTATTGAGTTACTTGGTGATTTTGCGTTTCTTGATCCAGAAGGATTACGTTCGTTTAACGCAGTAATGCAGTCAAAGAATGAAGCACGTAATTCAGTATTTTCGCTCAAGGTCGCACGACTATTCAAAGATGTTGTTCAAGTCTCCAATAAATGCGCCGCAATCACATTTGATGATTATGCGCTCTTTGCTTGCAACACTATTTACGGTCACGGCATTTTGGTTTATGACATTCTTACGCAACAGTTTGTAAGTTTTGATCAGTTTACGGATGCGGCAGGAAACATCGGGCCAGTTATAGAATTTGCAAAAGTAGAGACAAACAACAAACGAGAACTTTTTGCTATTACACATGGCACAACTACTTCAAGTGGCAAACCCGTATACAAATGCGTTAAACTTTATGAGGGTACTGGATATGAAACAGCCTATGTTGAAACCCGCGCATTTTGCACCAACGACACTCGCGTTGAACAAAAGCCACAAGAGTTACGCATACTATTTAACAAGGTACAATCGGCCTCGTCAGTTAAAGCAATTCAACGTGTAAACGACGAAGTCACGCCAAACTCATCAGCAGGAACTCAGACAAAAACTTTAACAGCTCCGACAATAAACATTGATTATCCTGTCACGTTCCCTGTTGTTTGGAGTGGGCCAAAGCAAATACAAAACTTACTTTACAATTTCCAAAGTGGTCAGCAGGGTTGGAAAATATCTTATGCCCTGACATGGACTAACGGAATCACGTTATCGAATTTACAGTTAGAAACACAAAACATTACACCAATGAACCCAATGTTATCACAGGCTTATGTCAGTTAACGTATCACACAATAACTTTACAGACGCAACCACGCTGTTCACAAATCTGGCAGCAGCTAACGCAATGCTGGACAATTTAACAGTACCAGATGCGACAACTAGCACAGATGGAGTAGTCAAGAAAGCAGCAGCTTCAGCAGACACAACACAAGTTGGATCACAATCTGGAATTAGCACAGCAGAAAACACTAATATAGGAATTAGTTTTTCTGGTACACATCCAACAGCGGCTGAAATACAAGAGATCGTTGTAGAAATTGTAGAAACAATTAATCACCTTAAAGCACAACTGCGAACAGCAGGAATACTAACATAAAACATCATGGAAGAATTACTTCAACGATTATTCAAAGCAACCGGCGGATTAGCGCAAGGAGTATTATCCGGCTTTACCGGCATAACGAATAGAGTACAAAAGTTATTTAGTAATGAAGGTGCTCTCAGCATGGATAACATAATCGAAGCTGGGACTTTGTTTGCTCTCGCAGAAGCACTCTCATCAGACAAACAAAAAGAATCTGTATCGGCATTAAGAAAAGAATATCAGAAATTATTACCCGCGTTTACACAGGCAAAAATAGCAGCAGGAAAGACTGAAGCAATTGCGCTAGAAGATTTAGATCAGCTAGTAAAGTACGGCATAGTTAATGAAAGAAACGCCGACGGCCAGTTAATTAAACAGACTGCTGGCCCACTAGGAGGATCAGAGTCACTAAAGTATGAACAATACTATGGAGTCAAGCCGCAGTATAAAGTTGATGAAAAGACCGGCAACATCATGCTGGATGAAGGCGGCAATCCTATAACTGTTCGCACAGGACAACCCGGCCTCGCTGAGATAGAAGGAGAATTCCAACGTAGACAGCAGTATCTTGGTGATCTAGCCAAATCTGGTACAAGAGTAGACCAGTTGAAGCAGTCCGGTCAGCCATTGGCAGAAGGACTTCGCGGTATGGAAAAAACTTTTTCACCAGAACTTCATCCCACACAAAAGCAAGCTGGAGAAAGTTTTCGTGGACTACTTGCAGCACAAGACCCGACTAGGTTGTCTGGTGCAGAAGAAGCGCAAGTAGCGCGTGGTCTTGGCAGAATGGGCATAGGACTTGGTCGTACATCTGAGATGGACAAGTACCGTGCTGCGATGACATTTGGTGATGCGTTAGCTGCGAAGCAACAACGTCTTGGACAAGCACTCGGTCAAACAGGCAGCGTTGGTAGTTTTTTAAGGCCAAGCCTAAACCCCGGCGCGGTCTTTGGCGAAGGCACTACAGTCTCACCAACAATGCCGGGACAAGTTGCTTCGTTTGGCAACACAGCAGCACAAGTACTTCCATCAGTATCTAATATAATTACAAGCAAGCAAGGTGAGCAGGGCGGCAAAGAAGCATTAAGAAATGCAATTGGCTTAACACCATAAGAGTTATGTCTAATTTATTTGAACTAACAAAGAGGAGGCGGCGAGCTAGAGAGTTTGCTGATCGGTTTCGCGAAGGTGCGACTGAGTCAGAGCGTGAATTCTTTGATCGTTACTACCAAGAACCATCAGCTAGTCCGATTCTACAACGAGGCGAACTACAACGTCAGTTGGAAGAAGGCGATGCATTGCGCAGATCATTGATGGCTCGCGGCATGAATGCGATGCAAGCTGAAGACGCAGCAGCACGGGCAGAGCAAGCACAGCAAGATGAGACAGACAGACTTGCAGAAAACATAGCACTCACTAAAGGGCCGGGAGGAACTGGAGGAGAAGGGCCAGGTAGTTACGCGGAGTATACAACTCGCGGTACTGATACTGGTGGTGCTGCCGAGTTCTTGCGTTCACAAGGTATACCTGTTCCAGCCAGACCGGATTCTTTATCGCTGGATGAATGGTCGCGACAACGCGCAATTGAAATGCAGATGGCGCAGCCACGCGCAAGAGACGCTGCTGCTAGACAAGCAGAAGGTACTGTTGATTCATCCATTGAATTAGCGCGAGCTAAAGTTAAAGAAGCTGAAGCCAAAATTCCACAGGTTATAGCAGATGCGCGGCTTCGGGCAGCAACATCAACAAAGCTACGAGAGCAATTAGATGTTCTGGAAAGTCTTCCTCGCGTTCCTCAAGGTGATCCACGATATAAGGAAATACAAGCCGCAGTCCGACAAGCCGAAGCAACAATTGACAACGTACTTCGTGTATTGGGCAAAGGTTCAAGAGCATCGGCTAATGCAATGGGCCTTGGTCATAGTGGCATGGGAACTGGGCCTCAGAACTGGACTGAGATAGATGTTCAAGAAGTATTAGATAATGCGCCACAACAAATACAAGGTGAAAGTGGTAATACATATTACTTACGTCCAGTAGATGTTGAATCGCGAGAGTTTAACTAATGACGCTAGAAGAAGAAAAGCGTAGACTGCGTCAAAGATACAACATTCCAGATAATGTTGAAATTCTAACGCAGGAAGAATACGACATTGCAGAAGCAGAAGATCGTTCTGCGCTTGATGTCGGAGTTCAGTCAGCAACAAGATCAGTAGTTCCCGGTCTTACCGGTCTTGGTGCAATGGCAGCAGCAAGTAAGGCACTTGCAAAAGTACCAGCGCGTAATGTACCTACAGCAATTGCTAAAGGTGTTGGTATGTTAGGTAGCGCAATCGTTGGTGGTATTGCTGGAGATGCAGCTCAGACAGAAATAGACGAGGCGATTCGCGGCGAAGAAGCAGTCAGACAGACAGAGCGTGAACTTGCTGCTGGACGCAAAGCGCAACCTGTTGCATCAATCGCAGGTGAAATTCTTGGAGGTAGTATTAGTGGTGGTGTTGCACCATCATTAAAGACAGCAAAAGGTTTAGGCGAAGCAGTTAAGTCTGGTTTTGGTACACGCGCTAAACAATCCGAAGCTGCAAAGTATGCCGTTGGTCAGGCAGTTGTTGGTGCTGGTATCGGTGGTGCAGTAGAAGGTGCAAGACAATTTCAAGAAGGAGACTTTCAGCCAACAGCATTAGGCGCAGCAATGACAGGTGGCGCATTGTTTACTGAGCCATTTGGTCATGGACGCAAGTTGCTTGGCACAACAGCACCTCCACCGTCAGACGCGCCAGAAAGACCAGTTGAATTTGGAATACAAGTAGGCGAGGACTTAAAAGACATTAAAGATTTGCCAGTACAAGAGGCACTTCTTGCTCGCTCAATTGTTAAAGGTGAAGACGCAGGGATAGGTCGCAGGACTCTTGTTGATGATATGCTTGAGAAAGTCGCAGATGACATGGAAGCTGCGTCGAAAACAAATCTTAAAGTTCAACAAGATGCTGATGCAATCCGAGAGACTTCCGAGAGTCCGAAAACATCTGTTGAGGGTGAGTTCGAAAAAATCAATAAAGACCCGAAGATTGATAAAGCACTCAGAGAACTTGAGAAGAAACAAAAGCCATCTAAAGAAGATCAAGCAAAGATTAGCGAAGAAGGTAAGAAGAAGATAGAGGCTAAAATTTCAGCAATGTCCAACGAGGAGGTTGCCCGTGCATTCGCTAAACTTAATAAGCGTAAACGTGCTGAAGTATCTACAAGGTTTCTTCAGAATCAAAACAAGTCCATTGAAGATGCTCGCGCTGAGTTGATGGCTGAGATTGAAACCAAGCTACCAGCAGACTTATTTAAGACTGCAAGGAACTTGGCCAATCGTCGCAACATCACCATGCGTGTCGCAGTAGACAAGCTAGTTGCTAATGCACAAGGACGCGCTCTTGGATTTCTACATAACAAGAATCAGCGCGTTAGAGATCCTGAAATGGTTTTAAGTCTTGACGATCTTAATCTTGAGACACCATTACATGAAACTGTTCATCGGTTTGTTCGTGATTTGTTTGAGTCATCCAACGAGGTTGATCAGAAACTTGCGCGTGGTTGGTACAAAGAATTACTCAGCAACGATTCATCGTTTGATCTCAAAAAGGTAAAAGAAAAATTTAAGGCGAAAGGCTACAACTTTGATAAAGATGAAGCGTACCTTGATGAGTTTCTTGCTGAAGAAGGTGGTAAAAAACTTGAGCAGCGTCTTCGTAATTTACCGAAAGGTACGTTCGATAAGATGCGACGTTGGTATGCTGATGTTCGTCGAGGCCAGAAAGTTAAGTACGGCAAAGCAGCAGTAAACGATATACTAGATTACATCGCGCAAAGACTTGAATTAGACCCTGCCG